AGCAGCGCGTTATCCGACAGCCAGCGCATCACATCGTCATTACCATCATCTGCCAAGCGGATAGGCGTAGCCGCCGACTGTACCGGCAAAGGCACGACATTCAACGCCGTGCAAATCTCGTCCAGTGTATATTGCACTTCTGGATTAAATTCGACCAAAGTAGAACGGAAATTATCGCGGCCAGGTTTTAGATTGACCGATCCTGGTAAACGAAAATTGCGCACTGGATTGCACGCGCCTGGGTCGGTATAGCCTGCATTAGCAATGGCGCGGATCGCAGCGGAGAATTCATCCTTAGTCGGCTGCGCCGAGATCAAAAACGCATAGCCCCACTGAAATGATCCTGGCGATGTTTCCATAATCCATGTCGGACGTAGCGGCGGGGTTTTAGATTTCGTGCCAATATCGTCGAGCATCATCACAAGAATATGCTCGCAATTGGCCGCGCTGGCGCTTGGTTTATCGCCAAAACGGTCGATGATGAACGATGCGGTATTGCAGTAGATCGCCCAATTCTCGCCGATCTTGGCCGTCGGTAACATAGCAGGCCAGGTGGCCTTGATAGCACCGTCGGCGTGAAATTGAAGTGGGGATAAAGGTTTTTGACGAACAATTAACGCTGTCTCGCCTTCATAGGCGAGTTTACATATATAATTAAGCAATTCCACAGCAGTCCTTTGTAGTGAAAATGCCGCCTTGCAGGGCGGCGTTTTTATTTACCATACCGCGTCATAATATCAACGCCAGCATCTAACGGCAGTCCAGACGCCCAATCCGGCGGCGTACACATAATATTTTTAAGGTAGTTCGGGTCTAGGTTTTCGGTTTCTAATACGATTTCGTCGTGAACGTGGATAACTGCTTCAGGAAGCTGGCGTAAAGAATGCCGCAGCAAATCGTTTGCTATCGCTTGGGTTATATTCTCACAAGCGAGACCCTTCCACAAGCGACCACGCGGCCATTCCTTTGCATCAGCCGCCGGTTTCCACGCCGCCTTGGCATAGCTAATACCGTCCTCGTCAAACTTAGCAAACGGGTAACACAGGACGCGACCGGACGGCAGCGCGTACCAGAGATGCACACCATCGTAGAGATAGGTAACTCGGCCAGCGGTAAACTCGCGGCCTTTGTTGCGCATTGCACGCGTGTAGGCGTCCTCTAACTTCTGCCAGTAGCGTACCGCCCACCCGTTTGCACGACGCCACGCGTCAACGGTGCGCTTAGCTTCAGACTCAGGTAACACAACGCCATAGATGCGCCCCATCGCTGCAAACGCGCCGATACCGCCAGCAAAGCCGCACGCGAGAATAGCGACCTTGCCTAGCTGGCGCTGGTCTTTGGTTACTTCGGCCTCGGGAACGTGAAAGATACCGGCCGCTTCACGTTTATAGATGTCGCGGCCTTGTCGAAAAACGTCCAGCACATCCTCAGCCTGCGGGTCACCCGACGCCCAAGCGGTAACCCGCGCCTCGACCGAATTCCAATCTGCGACAACAAAATGCTTGCCTGGTGCTGGAATTAATGAGGGCCTGAGCATTCCTTTGAGAACATCTGTAACCCGTTTTCCAAATCTAGGGATGATTGCGTGTCGGCGTACCATAGCTCCACGAACGTGCTCTGGTTGTTCTGCGCAGGCTCGGGTGAAATTATGGACTTGCGCACCGTAGCTGGAAGCACGGCCAGTAGCGCTTCCTCCAGCAAAAACAAACGCTCCTCTAACTCGGCCATCCTCCGGATCAGCAAGTTGTGCAAGCCGGTTGAACTTAGCCACCGATGACGCCCAGAGGTCGTCTGCGCATTGGATGACGTCTGCGACAGCGGGAGGTACTTCATCTGCGTCCTCTATCTTAAGTAAGTTGGCGCGAACATTTTTATCAATACTATACTTTTCGCCGTTCCACATCAATTTTTTGGCCTGTTCACCAACACGCGCCAGCACCCATTCGCGCATTTTGGGGCTGCGCACACTGGTAATCTCGCCTTCCGTTACTTCGGTGACGATCCGCTGAATATCCTCTGCTTCTTCAGCCGCATAATCAACGGCTGCCCTACATAGCAATACATCGACCAAAATGCCACGATCATTGATGCGCTCATTAACATGGTAATCCAGCAATTCATCGTCGGAGAGATCGCGCATTGCTTTGCTGATCGTGCGCATTACCCGCACGTCTTGTTCACAATAAGCGACCATCTCAGCCATGAGTTTAGGTTCCTGCCGGAACGATCCGTCGGCCTGCGGCATTGACAGCAAACGTATCAATTGTGATCCGCGATGATCCTTGCGCATGTTGGACGACAACGCGCGGCCAATATCTTCCAGCGACGCAGGCAGACAGTTAGCGCGCGCCTGCGTAGCAGTGCAATAGAATTGTTCTAGCTTAAAGTCGATCTGTAGGACGTACCAGAAAATTAAACGCTCAAATGCCGCGTTATGCGCTCGTATCTGGCCGGTATAGTTCCTGACAGCATCAGGGAAAGGCATTGATGGCGTCCAAGTAGTCACTTCGCCATCATCAAAGGCGTAGGACATACAGAGCACATCAGTAGACGCGTCTTGCGCGTAGTTGTAAACGCCATGTGCTTTGAGATCGCACCGGCTCCGTGTCTCGAAGTCAATCCAGAGCATAACTTCCCCACTGCTCCGCCATTGCGTCAGCTATACCCTGATAAGTTTCGCTACGAATTTTCCATCGGTCTGCGCTAGGTGGTAATTTATTTTGCCCACTATCAGTTTGATTACCGTAACGCTTTTTACCATTTACAATCCGTGGCTCTATAATTTTAGTAGGAATTAATAGTGGTAGATTTTTAAGCCATAAACAAGTCGCCTTGCTGGCGTTTTCACCAAATTGCCACGGCTGAATTGTTTGGCTAGATTTACGAATGCGCGTACTAATACATCCGATAGGATTCTCAAGCGCAATACGCTTAATGGGAGCGTCTAGTAACGCTTTAACAAACGCCAAAGCATATTCAGTTTGTGCCATTCGTTCAGGCCGCTTAGTATTCCAATGCAAACCAGACGAACATAAGTATGTACATGGAGGATGCGCAATCATTAAATCCCACCCCTCATTAATAATATCAAAAACATCACCTTGATAATGAGGACCAAAAACATCGGTAGGAAGTAAATCACATGACATTGCATCATGCCCGTTTTTAATAAAGGCGTCGCGCACACGCCCAGAATACTCACACGCGATTAATACTTTCATATTAGGTGGGGCGACCGAAGCCGCCCCGTACCCTATTTACGCACGACGACGGCGTGGAGCTTCTGCCTCAACTTCTGGCTCGCCGTCCATTGATACCCACTCGACCACTTCAAAGACCGGCGTGTAAATCTTGCCGTAAGACTTGTGCTGATAGCTAGACTTCTTCAAAAGCACAATCGGAACCGGCTTTGATTGATCTTTCTCCACTTGTTCAGCAATGGCCGCCGCCAATGCCTGTACAGCGCGCTTGCCGCCAGCAGACGTGGTGCTATAGCGCACTTCCATGTCTTTATCGTCGCCCGATAGGCACTTTAAAGACAGGCCGACTTGCACTTCCCAACCTTTTTTAGCGTTAGGCGGTGCGGTGTCGAGTTCCGGTTTCGGCTGAGATACCGAGACCATTTTCTCGCCCAACACTTCGCCGTCACCCCAAGCAATGTAACCGTGGATAAACGAGAAAGGATTTACTGCCCAAGTTGAAGTATCAACGACTTCGTTTTGGTCAGCGCCGAATACCCAATGGCCGCCTTTGTCCATCTTGAGGATTACTGATCCACCTGGCGCGGTGGTCTCAAGCGTACGAAGCGCAGTTGACAGGGAAGTAACGGAAGGGAGATTTGCGAGAGCGAATGACATTGTAGTTTCCTTTATTGGAGTTTAGTTAATTGGGCTAATTGCTTCCCAAGATTTAAAACCTCTGGCCGTGGATCAGAATCCTTTGCCAGAGTACTGCCCGACGAAACCGATACAACTAGCTCCGACGGCAATTCTGCTTTGATCTTCTTCAACGCTTTTTCTGCCTGCGCTGGAGAGATCACTTCTAATTCTTTATACGGCTCGACCATCGACTTTAACAAAAAGTCTTTTGCAGCTTTTTCATCTACCCACTGACGCGTTCCACGTTTTGCAACTAACTTATAACCTGGCAAAGCGGAACCAGATTCTAGCACTTGAAACGCCAAAGCGCGCAAATCTTTAATCCAATCTTCCAACATGTCTGCTTTTTGCAAATAATCAGCTAATGATTGCTTATCTAAATTAGCAATCTGTAATCGCGCAGCGCGATCCACAGCGCCAGTCATTTCAGGACAAATTGGTTTAGCGGCACACCAGCGGCAATGCTCGCCTGATTTAATAATAGGGTTAGGCCAAGATGATTCGCGCACTGCGCGTAATAACTCCACTTCAAACGCTGCGATACGCGCAGGTGTGGTCACCCAACGACGTACCTCTGGTGGCTGTACGATGATGCACTCAATTTCATCTACACCATCGAATACCCACTTAGCTGCGTCAGTGCGCATTGCTGCGGCTGCATAAAACATTAATTGTTCGTTTTCTTCCGCGTCAACTACTACGCCATCGCCAAATTTCCAGTCAACAACGAACGCGCGGTTATCGCGGCGGCCAAGCAGGTCAGTGCTACCAAAAACGCCAGGAAGAAAATCACCAAAACCAACGCGAGTTTCCACCATGTACTCGGCTGGATTGATTGCCTCGAATGCCTGTAAAGCGGGGTCAATCTTTTCATAGATCAATTCCTCTGTAAGTGTTTGGTTTTTGTACTGCGTGCCAATGCAAGACTCGACAGGCTTATCAAACTCTAAAATCTCTGCAATGACGTTATGCAATAGCGTGCCACGATCCGCATGTTCGCTTGATTCCTTCGGCGGCATCTTTGCGCATAGCTGCACTGAGGCTGGACAAGCCATCACGCGCTTGGCTGTGCTGCCGCCTACAATGTTTGAATGGTTCATAATCCAGTAGCCTTATCAATAGCTGCACGCGCTTGTTTTACTGCGCGAATAATTTCCGCGTCGCGTTCCACATCGTAACAAGCGTGCAACAAATCAATTAACGCGTTAAACATATCTGGCGCTGCGGAAATTAACAACGCATTAGCCATTTTTTCTTCATCAGGTATAGATTTACGATTTGGAATATTAGCAATAGTAGTTCCATGCACGCCTTTTGCGCTAACAACAATACTGTACGGATTTGTTTTCCAATTCCGCGTATTGTCCGAAAATCGCCAAGTTGAGCTTGTGTGTATTGTCATGTCTTCTCCTTATGAGCTTTTATATTACACGAAAAAAGAACTTGTGCAAAACTTTTTTAGCGTATATATTTTGGTCATGCTTGAAAAAGAGATAGAAAAACATTTTGATTGGGCTGTGCAACGGCTCGGCGGCAAGACTTGGAAGTTTACATCACCAGGTCGTAAAGGCGTCGCTGATCGTATTGCCTGCTTGCCTGACGGTACTACTTGGTTTGTTGAATTGAAAACAACAACTGGCAGGCTGTCAGAATTACAAAAAGTTTTTGCCGATGAAATGCGGCGTTTAAACCAAAACTACGCATGTCTGTGGACAAAGGAACAAGTAGATGCTTTCGTTGAGACCCTATCAAAATAACGCGGCTGATTTTTTATTTGCCAATGATCGCGCGATGATCTTGGCACCAGTAGGCGCAGGTAAGACGGCCATTACATTGACGGCCATGAGTGAAATGCTTGCGCAAAAACAAGTAAATCGTTTTTTAGTTTTAGCACCTAAACGTGTTTGCACTGACGTGTGGCCGGTTGAAGCTGCGAAGTGGGCTCCAAGCATGACAATAGCCGTGGCTGTTGGCACGCCAGCGCAGCGTAGGCAAGCGTTATCAGGCGTTGCAGCCGTAGTGGTTACTAACTACGATAACCTGCAATGGTTAGCTGATTACGGTGTAGCAGGGTTTGATGGCGTCGTGTTTGACGAGTTGACTAAACTCAAGAACCCGTCAGGCGCTAGGTTTAAGGCATTCATGCGTGTCATCAGTGCGTTTCGCGTGCGTTGGGGTTTGACCGGATCGTTTACCAGTAACGGATTGGAAGACGTATTCGGGCAATGCAAAGTAGTAGATGAGACGTTACTAGGGCGCACGAAAGGCGCTTTTATGCAGCAATACTTTGTGCTTATAAATCGTGAGTTTGGTGAATGGGCGCCGCGTCCAAACTCGCTGTACGCCGTAATGCAGCGCATCAAGCCAGCGACGTTTGTACTCGATCCTGGCGCGTATAAAGACAAATTGCCAGAGTTGCATACGGTTGAGATACGTTGCGATATGGACATGACGCACTACCGCAAAATGAAGCGCGACTTTGTTGTAGAGTTTCCAGACTTAAAAGCTATTGCTATGAACGCGGCTGTAGTCACTGGCAAACTGCAACAAATGGCGTCGGGATTTGTGTATCAGGAAGGCGCAGCTACTTGGTTTAGCAGTCATAAATTTGATCGACTTGATGAATTATTAGAAGGTAATCAACATGCAAATACGATCATTGCGTACACGTATAAAGAGGAACTTGCGGAACTTAAAAGGCGCTATCCGAAGGCTGTTACGTTGGACGACAAGGATGCCATTACGCGTTGGAACGCAGGCAGTGTCGAACTCTTACTTGTGCATCCAAAATCAGCAGGACATGGACTTAATCTTCAGCACGGAGGCTGCAATATGGTCTTTCTGTCGCTGCCGTGGAGCCTGGAACTATACGAACAAACCGTCGGCAGGCTCCATCGTTCCGGTCAGATGCGCGATGTATGGTGTTACATCATGCTCACCAACAAAACAGTAGATGAGCGTATATGGGGTGCGTTACATGACAAGCGCGCTATTAGTGAAATTGCTATGGAGGAGTTGAAATGACTAGGAAAGAACTTTGGAAAACGCAGTTAAAAGCAGCAAAAGGGATTTTGAAGATACGCGAAAAAGAATTAAATGCTAGCCAGCGTTCTTACAATCGTATTGAAGCGGTAATTAAAAATTTGGAGAGAAAAATTGAAACATACATGGCGAAGTCTTAACGACGTAATATCGTCGCTATCAGAAAGTGAAATTTTAGATATGTTGACTGAAGAACGTAAAGGCAACAAACGTATAGCAATGATGCAGCGGCTGCATCAACGCTACTGCGCGCTACGTGATTCGCGTGAGCGTATTGAACTTTTAAACGAGGCTGCAAAATGATCTACACACCTAAACAATACGCTGCAATTATGCGTAAACGCGTGGAAGCGCGCCGCCGTGCAGAAGACATACAGGAGAAGAAAAATGCTAGTTGACGGTAAATTTATTAAAGAGGAACCGCCTAAAATTGGCCGGTTTTATTTTCCTCAATATCACGCTAAAAAATCTACGCCAGAAGAAAATTTTGCCCAAGATATAGCATTGGGGCTTAGACGCCAGCGTGACTCTTTTTTGTCCAAGGTGTTCGGCATATTGTTGCGAGTGTAGGAACCGATATGCGCGATATGGTCTACATCATAGGGATATGCGTTGCAGCCAGTTTAGGATTTGCTGTGGGAAAAGAAGAATGGATTAAAAAAGTACCGCCGCCAATAGAAATTAATTTGGATAAACAATGCGTAGCGTGGTTCTTTGATTCAAATTTAAAAGCGGCTAAAAAGAGGATTTGTAAATGATACGTATAGCGCCAGAAATGAAAGGTAGAAAAAATCCGCATAAATTATTTGATCACTTAATATTAGAACGCGGCTTTAAGAACGATGCAAAGATAGCAGAAGCGATTAATGCACCAGCGTCATCCCTTAGCAGAATTCGTAGCGGGGAACATAAAGTTGGACCGACTATGATTTTGGCTATTTACGATGCAACTGATATGACCATTGAAGAAATAAGGGAGTTGCTATGAGAAAAAAAGGTACAGATGGACGTTGGACAGTTGAGACGCCACATAAACTGTTTGATTACCTAAGGGAGATGTATGGCATCAAGAGTGATTCAGAACTGGCACGCGTACTAAATTCACACAGTCCATTGATAAGCAGAATACGTAGCGGCGCTGTGCGTATAACTGCCAAGCTGGTACTTGAGATACACAAACAGACCAAACTGCCGATTGAAAAGATCGAGGAGATGGCACGATGACACGAGATGACATTATCCGCATGGCGCGAGAGGCGGGGTTTGAGTCGAACTCATTGGGTATGACTTATACAAGCGGATCGCTTTTAGATTTGCTTGAACGCTTTGCTGAATTAGTCGCAGCAGCGGAGCGTGAGGCGTGTGCGAAGTTTATAGAGCAAGATTATGTGCGGCAATTTGATGAGCCGTGGCGGGATAATTTATCTAAAACTCTCCGAGCAAGGGGGCAGGTATGACTGATAGACAATGTTCAAGTTGCGGCGGGTTCTGCAAGAAATCAGGGTGCAAGCGTGAGAACGTGAAGCCTGAACTAAAAATAATAAACATGGAAAACTTTGTTGGTTCCGGAAAGCCATTGGTTCCGGTAGGGTGGATGTATAGCATCACTGGAACATTGTTTGATACTTGCCCACCGGACGCTGATGATGGTGAATTTTTGCCTCTCTACACCGCCCCACCACAGCGCGAATGGGTTGGGCTGACTGATGAGGACATGAATAAGCTACGGCACTTAGTAGACTGGACTGTGCCTTTGGACATTAAGAAGTTTGCCCGCGCCATAGAAGCCAAGCTAAAGGAGAAGAACGGATGACAATGCACACTTACCCGCTAAACGATTTGCGCGAACATGAAACTGATAAAGGTGCATTTTGCTGGTGCAGACCGGAGTACGACGAGGAGTATGACTTGTACGTACACAGAAGCATGGATGGGCGCGAAGAATACGAAGAAGGAAGGAAGCCGACATGAACGAACAAATTAAACAACTTTGGGAGCAGGCTGCTAAAACAACCAAAAGCGATTCTTGGGAAGAGCAGACAAAGTTTATTGAACGGTTCGCCGAGTTGATTGTGCTGGAATGTATGCGTATGTGTGAGGTTACGGAGATGAGTTTTGTGACTCATGGTTGTGATGTTGAGGCATCGGGTGCAATTACGGTTAGAAAATTTATTGCTGAACATTTTGAAGTTGGAGATATACCCGAGCCATCGAAGCCAAATTAAGGGAGAAGAACACATGACATGGCAAGTATGGACAAACATAATGCAGAAGAACGGGGCTTCAACTCATGTGGTTCCGTTAAACGATCTTCGAGAACACGCAGAAGAAGCGACGTGCTGGTGTAACCCGCGAGTTGACGAGGAGTTGAACTTAGTCACGCACAACAGCGCAGACAATAGAGAGGCGTTTGAAACAGGGGAAAGGAAGCCGACATGACTGATAAAGAAGTAATGCAAGATGCGCTGGATGCGTTAGAAAGTTTACAAGCATGGCCGGAAACACCAGAGAATTTCAAGCGTTTTCGTGCAATCGAAGCACTACGCGCCAGAATAGCGCAGCCTGAGAACGACTTTAATCCAGATTGGGACGCAATGGCAGTCATGGTTGAGGAGCAACAGCGCATGGCGAAGCGTATTGAAGAACTCGAAGCTCGACTAGCGCAGCCAGAGCAGGAGCCGGTGGCGTGGTTTACTGAAGACCACAGGGAAGATAAATCAGCGACTACATACAGTAAGAAAATGTCAGAGCGTTGGAAAGAAAAGGGCTGGCCTGTGACACCACTCTACACCTCCCCACCACAGCGCGAATGGCAGGGGCTGACGTATGATGAGATACGCAACGAAGCCAACCATCATGTATTTGATGAATCGTTTTTTAGTGGTGCAATATGGGCAAGAGGAAAAATAAAGGAGAAGAACAATGGCTAAGTTACCGTACACAATCACGATCTGCCCAGACGAGCCGAACCCAAAACAATACACAGCGATGACACCAAAACTTGTTAAAGCGATGATGTATGGGAATGACATGACGATAGACCAACGTAAGTTTGTGTGGCCTGCGACATCCTCAGACTTTGAAGGCAAGCTGCGTGCGATGTTAGATAAAACAAAGAAGAAGAACGGGTACTAACGGCCTAACCTCAGACCGGTTTCCCTATGACCGCTAGGCCGCCAGACCAAAGGACAACCTAGTAAATTAATTATACTGTAAGGAAAAAACAATGGCTGAACAAAGAAAGCTAAACCAGAACATGTACGCGCAAATCTTCGTGATGCTGACCCGTGAGCCGTGTACCACGCACGACTTAGTAGAAGAAACGGGCATCCATCTAGTGACAGCGCAGCGCTTGATGCGATGCTTTAAGCGATACAAGCTAGTACATATATGCGCGTGGGAAAAGGACGTGAAGGGGCGGGATTGCACGCAGGTATATAAGTTCGGCAACGGGGAGGACAAACCACGGGCAAGGATGACGGATGCCGAGCGTACACAGCGGTATCGTAGCAAGAAGAAAATGATAGCACTGACCAACGTACTACATGGTTCTGCTTAATGACGGATTAGATAGGACGTACACAGTCTTAAACGACCAAGGACTTGTGCTGCTAATTTGCCGTGACTACTCGATGGCTAGATTTGTATCCGATGCAAGCAAAGGCGTACCTGCCGATCAACGGATTATCGTAGGAGACAAGAATGGACGTAGTAAACCAGCCCGCACACTATACTGACGGCGGCATTGAAACGATTGACTTTATTGAAGCCAAGCAACTTGGGTACAATCTTGGCAATGTCATCAAATACGTCAGCCGTGCGGGTAAAAAAGGAAATAGGCTTGAAGATTTACAGAAGGCGCAGTGGTATTTAACAAGAGAAATTCGGAATGAAACAGATAACAACTGATGAGCTTTATTTCCGAGATCCAGAAATAGAACCGCCACCAAGGGCAGTTAGCTTACTACTACTAAATCCTGGCGGCGTATTGATCGTAGGCAATTGGACAGACGACTGTATAGGATGGTGTCCTAAGCCGAAGATCCCACGTAGTATCAAGGAGAAGGCATCAAGGCTTGGTACTGGGTATAGCATTGCTTGAGGGCGGCGCGATATTCGTCGGCTCGGGCAGCTTCCCCGATAAGAAATTCTGCATCCTGTCGAGAGAGTTCTGCTCCGGTACAACTATGTGATCCAGCACTGGCGGTTTCGGACACTCCACCGCTATTGGTGGGGCGCTCCGGCCTGTTGCGCAGGCTGTTAGACAAAGCGGCAGCGCGAGCGCTAATATTCTTAATCTCACGATCTTTCTCCTGTCGTAACGTGTCTGCGTTAGCTTGTAGCGCCTGTTCTTTTTCCCGCGCTGCGGCCTGGCCTTTGGCATACTCGGCGTATTGAATAGCCTTTTCTTTATCCCATTCTTGCTGGATTTTAGCCTGACCAGCCGTATCGCCACGCCAATAGCCAGTGCCAAAAGCGCCGCAAACGGCCACTACAAACCCGACGATTAGCCACGGGTTCATTTTGGCGGTACTTTCGTGCCTTCTAGTTTCTTGTGGACTTTGATCGTCTTGCAGACTTCTTTCTTGCCTTCCATGTGGCAGACTTTCTTCATCTCGCCACCGGCGTAGGCGTTAAACGAGATCAGGCAAAGTAGCGCGATAAGTTTCTTCATATCAGTCAATCTCCGGTTGAGGTGCAGGTGGTGGGGCTGGTTTACCAGCAAATCCAGTAACAGTAGGCGTACTTAACTCAGGTTCAGAACGTAAGGGAGCGCGCGGTACTGTAGGTGTAGGTGTAAGTGTAGGAGGCGTAGCATCGCGTTCTTTAGCCGTAGATAATCCTGGCGGTACAAATGCTTCTTTGCCCTTGATCGCTAACAACGTCGCTAGTGAGCCAAGAATGTACTTGCTCATATCCGACAAGATCAGGAAAAACTGCTTGTCAGCAGGAGCGATGCCGTTCATTGGCTGCGGTACAAACACCAGCGAGTAAAGAATCAAAGATACGATCAAAAGAACTACTAAACAAAACGTAGCGCCAATAATCAACTTAAGCATTGCGTCCATTTTTTCTGATTCTGGCATGTTATTTCTCCGTTTTCAATTCATCAGGGGTAACTAACATGTCAGGACAAACGCCATTAATCGCGCATTGCGGGCGCTGGCATTCCTGCTTATTCCAATTTTTTGGGTCTTGGCAAGGGTAGCGAAATCTATCTTCGCAGCCTGCTAACAGACTAACCACGCATAATAGCTTTAGCCAATTCATAGTGATGTATCCTATCCTCAAGTCCAATAAAGCCACCATTGATCGCGCGCGTTAAACCCTTAATATCGTTCGCGTCAGCAAATCTGTTTAATTTATTCGTCTCCCAAAACCAACATGCGCTTTGCGCCGCACCCTCAAACGTCGCCAGGTACTCTGGCACGTCGTTGATGCTCATCTCAAGACTGTCTGCGAATGACTGGTAATTGCTACGGCCTGTGAGTTGGATAAGACCACGGCCACAAAAGCGGAAGCCATCACCGCTAGACTCATCACCATTGCCCATACGATTAGCGTAGATGCGGTTCGCAATGGCTTCTTGTTTGTTGGGCTTTGCGCAGTATTGGTTTGCGAGTTCATCAGTGGGAAAGTATTTGTGAAACAATCTGCGAAGCGCAAGTGGTTTGTAATTGAGGTTTTCTTTCAGAACTTCAAAGCCGCCGGATTCATGCGCGCATTGCGCTACAAATGCGGCTATACGGTCTGCGGTATTGATATCGTAGTCAGGCAGTAGTACAGATAGCGCGTGATGCCAATGAGTAACATATTTATTGCGCGGCAACATTTGTCGTAGCTGCGATTCACTTATTATCATTGTGCTGAGCCCTTTCTAACTCATGTTCTTTTTGTATAGCTCGCATCTTACGAATTTCGCGCACTGCTGCGACTGTTGCGTTATTCATATCCATATACATAAAACCCAATACAGGAATTGCGATGACAAACACAAGCGACATTGTCAGCAAACAAATTAGTAAAGCCCACGGTACGTTTCCGTCGTTCTTAGGTACACGAACACGAAGGCCATCCATGCTACGACGAAAAGGACTGCGCCAATCCATGTTGCTTGCTCCTTGAGTTCCGCGATCATTTGCTTGCGTTTCCACGCGGATATTTGCTGCTGCCGCAGTCGAGATTCTTGCGCTTCACGCTGTTCCTCCATAATCTGCGCTCGCATAGCTTCAAAGCGCGTCCACACATCTTTCATCTCAGGTGGGGATCGGTATACCATTTCTTCCCGAATTTCCTCTTGCATTTGGTCAAGTCGAGTCCTGATTAAAACTCGCTGTAACGCACGTTTACTTAACGACTCATTACCTGAGTAAACCTTCTTGGCGCTATTTTCTTCAACCCAAAATATTTGCTCAACTTGATCCATTGCGTCAAAGAACTTACCCAAGTTTTCACCGACCTGGGAAATAGCGTCATTCGGATCAGTCTTTGCTACTGTTTGCACGCGTTGTACTTCAGCGTTGTACTGGACTTTTTCAGCAGCAGTTCGTGGTTTTGAATGGAACTGCTTTTTTAAATCGTCCAGTACATCTTTTACTTCGCCTGCCGTACCTTTAATATCTCTGTACAGCTTACATCCCGCCTTTGCTGCCGCAATGGCTGAATTCGCAGCCATTAGGATAGCTAGAGGAATTTTACTGCTCCATACCCTGTATCGCGCCGCGTGCCGCGCCAGACTGAAGATCGTTTACCGCATCATTAATCCATTGAATGCCATATTTTTTACCTATGGCAACCGCGTCTTCAATTTTCTTAGGGTCAAACTTTTTGGTTTGTGATTCAACAGCTTGAAATACTTTAAGCGCGTCGTTAGGGTTTAGCAGCAGCGCCTTTAACTTTTCTTCCGTACCTTTAGCCGCAGCATTTGCCCAATATTTACTGAACAAAGAAGTCATAGCATAGACAGGGCCAGATACAGGGTTATAAATACGCGAAATAATTTGCTCTGGTGGCACGCCTGTTAATTGCTCAATAGGCGTTTTTGGTACGGTTTCACCCCTAAATGACACGTCAGTCAAATCTTTTTGCAAACGATTTGATACGGTCGCAAAGTCAGCAACTTTTTGCGCGTAAGTAGGACCGAACACGCGGTTAAAAACCGCAGCTTTGTTACGGTCAGTTAATAAAGCTACGGGATCGCCTGAATTAACAATATCTTGCAACATAAATGATCTAGCAGCGTTTACCGCGTCTTTGTCTGCGCCATATTGGCTCATGAACTTATTGGTAAACTTAACGTCGCCGTACATACGATTGACTAACTCTTGCGGGTTAGTTAAACCTTCTTTTCTAACTATTTGCTCGCCCGCTACTCGTTCAAATTCAGAATTAAGCGTATTACGTTTAGCTAATAGCGCCTGCACATTATTGACCGAACCGCGCAACTCATCGGTCAACCCTGGTACTAATGACATGGCGCTAGAATTTTTAGCCAGCCATTTGTTAGCCGCCTTGGGGTCAATTACGTCATTCTTTAATGCGGCTTTACTAAAGCTATCGTAAAACGCATCACGTACAACTTTGACGCCTTCTTCACCTGTTGCGTTTACAAAATCTAAGACGTTAGACTTATTACCAATAATGGCTGGCGCAATTTGCTCGACAAACTTTTTACGGTCTACGTTTTTTAACGTGGCGCTATTAAACGGCAAACCAACTTTTTCCAGATACGCTTTGTCTGCGTTTTTATACGCCGTTACAAAATCAGGATCAAGGCTATCAATATGACTTGCTACGCGGGATTTAAGATCTGACAATAAACGAATTTCAGAGTCAGTATTGGTTTTACGCAAAGCTGAATTAATCTCGCGTTTGAGCGAATCCAAATCTTCAACTGTAGCCGCTGAAAATCGAGCGCCGCCTTCTGTCATTGGCTTACCGCCTGCCGTAAGAATGGAGCTAGGTGGCGTGACGCTTGGCTTGAATACGCGCTCTACCTTATTAAAAATAGGCTTAAACGTGCGAAATACGTCGGCATCTTTGGACGCAACAACATAGTTGTAAATGTCGTCCACCGCCGCTTCAGGAAGCGTTACGCCTTTGTCTTTAGCAATCGTAAACGCTTCGGTGTACAACGGGCTAGTTGTTTTACGTGCGTCTTCTTCTTTCTTAGCAAGCAAAGTAGACACTCGTTGACCAAACACATTTGGATCAACTTCTTGTTTGTTGTACGCGTCCGCAATCTGTTCATCTAACGAACGAAGTTTACGTTCTTGTACCTTAGCCAAATTAATTGGGGTTACTTCTAGCTTAACTTTTGTTGGGTCGCCAAACAAACGAATTTGATTTTGCGCTAATGCTTGTTTAGCTTGTTCAAATTGCGCGCCGTACTGCGCGCGAAATACAGGATCGCGCGAAGACAAGTTTTGAATAAAGTTATTGATAACCGGATTGTTAGCCAGCAACGAACTAAGCGGCATTTCAACTGCCGGAGCACCAGGCGCTTTGAGCGACACGCTTTGTTGTGCCTTAACTGCTTTTTCAAGTGTGTCGATAAAATTAGGGTCAGCAGCGCCAGCAGCAATAAAGATATTATTGATACGCGAATTTACATCGCGCAATAGTTCATCTTTAGGCTCTACCCCAGTTAAAACGCCAACTTTATTCTTAGCATAGTCCACAGCCTTGTTAACTAACGCGCCTGTTTTAAGCGCCGTTCCTGTACCGTAGGCTGTGCCTGCTCCACCTACTAAAGAGCCGACAAATCTGCCTGTACCTGGATAACCAAATTTACCCCCTGCATACTCACCGGCTTGTCCACCGCCTTCAGCACCAGCGCCAACCACCGCTTGTTCAGAAGGACGCAACAATGCTTGAGCAGCAGGCCCCATTCGGCGAATACCTGCTAATGGAGGAAATAAGTAACTTTCAGGCGAGGTAGCTGCTTCAATGCCACCTGCTACTAAGCGTTCTCCGCCTGTTTGTGGTTGCGCGCCAGTAGAACCAAACAAACTCATTAAAGGATCATAAACCGCAGAACGACCTTTTCTAAATGATTCAAGAATAGATACACTAGGCGCTTCCGCAGGCAAACCAGCAGTACGCGATGCAAGTGTAATTGGATTTATGTTAGCACTAGTAAGTAAATCAGAAATAACACGCCCAACGCCAGCCGTTGTACCTGCCGTACCAGCTAACCCTTTACGCGCTGCTTCGGCTCTATAATCACCAGCAGGAGCACCCCCCGATAGTTCTTCCAATTCCGCGTCTGACAACGGCGTATCGCTGGTGTACCGCTTTCCATCAATGGTATAGGTCGGCATTATTATTCCTCAACTGTGACAACTTTTCCGCTTTTAAGCGTACGCGTAACTGTTTTACCTTTAGGGATGGAAACAGCGGGGGCGCTAAA